GTACCGAATTCAGAGTCATAGAATAAACAGATAGCGTCATCATATTTTTTAAGATATGACGCCATCATTAATATGCCGAACAATGTTTTGAAGTGCTTTGACGGGCCAGCCAATACCGTCAAACCAGAAGATAACCCGCCATCCATTTTACCTGATAATGCAACATTGATCATAGGTACGTCTGTAGGTATTACATCTTTATTAACAAAAAATGATGACTCAGCCAATACTGATGCATCATCTAAACTTGAGACCTTTTTTAATCTCGATAATAATTCACTCATCTTTTTTCTCCAAAATTTTTCTTATCTCATCTAACTCGTCTTTAATTGTCACATATAAAAATATACCAATCGAAAACATTAAAATGATAATTATATACTCGTTCATATTATTTCCCTATAATAATATTATAACATAAATTAATCCTTTTGTAAATATCTACGGTGAAAATACATCCCGGCAACAACACCAATAGCACCACCAGTACCTATCCATGGTATTGTCTTTACCCCACCATCTACTACATATAGAACTAATAATACTTCCGCAATAGCCATTACATATGAAGTTATAATCGCTGCTTTATAATGACCATGAACTACATTTTGCCCTTGAAATGCTCTTAAAAAGACCAAAGCCGCTGTAACAAATAATAAACCGAACATCATTTGAAAAATGCAACCAAAGTTGCCTTACGTTCCCAGTCCCAATTAACGGCAGTAAGTATTCCCTTAATGGGTTGAATAAATGTCTTTTCAAATTGTAGATCATAATCAATATATTTTTCTAAATCAAAATATTCTGGTATACCATCCCTAAATGCAATTACATGCGAATGTGCCGGATTTGGTTCTTTGATATAGATAAATTTAATTTTTTCAGCATCCGTAATAGGTTCTTCATCACCCGGCTTAAGAAGTTGATTGAAGATCACTGCCCCTCTAACATGGATAGGACAACCCTTCTTAGGCACAATAATACCATCCTTATTAACCTCACTCCATTTCTTTACTCCATTCACAGATCTAGGAAATGCAATATCCTCAGGAAGATATGATTTAAATTTTTCATGTTCGGCATCAATATAGTCAAGCATTTCATCATTGTTGCCATCAAATAATATTGATAAAGAATTTTGTAATGATTTTCTAATAATAGCAGGAGTTGATGATTTAATTAGATCCAAACCCATAATTTTAGTTTTTGGTTTAGCATATCTAACACCTTCATTGTCATGAACTCGTAATGCATATCTTTTCTTGGCGGTCCAGAATCCTTTATCAGAAATTCCTTCACGATCCATAATCATTAATTGTTCGCGTGAATTAGTATAATCGGCCAACTCTTGATAACATTCATTTATATATGGTTCAACCTTACCCTGACAGAATTTATCCAAATTATCTACTATTTTAGATGTTGATTTACCCTTCATGTATTTATTAACCAAATCAGATAAATTTAAATAATTTGAATCAGTATCAATCGCGATTACACGATCCTTATCATCACCGAGCATATCATTAAAATAACTATTTAATCTATTCGCGATCCATCTAATACTCATTTGACCGGATAATGTAATTGATGATGCCAATCTTAAATCAAAGAATCGAAAATATCTATTACCGAGTGCTCCATAAGCAGAGTTTAGTAAGATCTTGGCCGCCATCTGTTTATTATTAAATTGAGTAATTATTTTAGATGTAGTATCATATTCACTAGTACCAGACTCCATATTCTGAAGTTTCTTTTGATACTCAATCATTGAGCCCTTAGTTTCCTTACGTTGATTATATAACCATTCCATCAAATATGGTAATATTCCTTGTTTATTGCGTTTAAACATTTGACCTGTCGCAGTCACAGTATAATCATTATTAATTGCCTCAGATGTATCTACCTTACTATCAACGAAGTCATCAACAGAACCGGATATAATACCTCCGGTCACAACAGTTTCAGGGGAAATATTAAATTGTCTAATTAAAGATGGGTATAGAGATGCAAGGTCAAAACTTACAATCCACTCATGAAAACCAACAATAGGATCTTTAACATATGCTCCAGGAAAATCCTCTTTTTCCTGTATTCGATTGATTGGTACAATTATATTATCTTTATTTAAGTGATGATATATAATTGAATCCCAGATTTTTACAGGAGAGAATGCGTCAGTGAAGCCCAATTTAGCCTGATATGCAATCATCATATGCACATTAATGAGTTTCATCTTATCATCAATCCCTTGAACCAATTCAACATCCTTTACATTATATCGCAAGAATTTATCATAATTAGTTTCTTCCAATTCAACAAGAGATTTCACTTCAGAATAATCTAATTTCTTTTCATTAAGCTCAACATAAGCAATATGATTTAATGAATAAGATTCTTGTGCTGAATAAGTATATTTCTTATATAGTTCGATATAATCAAGTGAATCAATACCTAATATATTAACCTCAGATACTTCACGATTGTTAATCATCCTATCTTTTGAATTACATATCTTGAATGGGGATAAATGACGGGCAACCTTCTCACCCACAACATTTGTGATCCGATTATAGATATATGGCATATCGAAGTGATCAATATTCCAACCAGTAATTACATGAGGATATGCATTAGTCCAGAATTGTAGAAATTTGGCAATAAGATTTTGTTCATTACCACATTGATAGTAATTTACGGTATCGGCATATTCCCCTCTATCATGCCACTCATTAAATCCCCAAGTATGATATTCCTTACCATCATATAATGTAATGGCTGTGATAGGTGATTGTGCGTCTTTAGGGTGAGGGAAGCCTTCAATATTAGATGAATTTACCTCAATATCCAAATTATAGATTCTAATTTTACTTAGATCCATTTCAATTTCACCCGGAAATTGTTCTTCAATATATTGAATTAGAAATGTATCCATACCGTGGATTGATTTACCCTCGGTATCCTTCTCATCATTTATCCAGTCACGTGCGTCGCGTATACAATCAAATGTTCTTGGAATTAGATTTTCGTTGGTGATTAAACTTTTATACTTACTTGAATTGTGAGTATTTGTGTAGAGTGTTGGCTTAAATTTAGTTTTCTTTTGATAATCTTCATTGTTATCATCGAGACCGCGTTCATAAATGTACTGGCCCCACTGATTTATATTCGTGTATTGCATAATGTATTTTTCAATTGTATATTACTATTATAACATAATAGTAAAAGATTGTAAATATTAAGACTCAATAATGGCATTAATTTTTTTAATCTGCTGGTCAATAACCTCATCACGTCCTGGCCAACGAATTGTATCTTTTTCAGGACTCTTTTTAAGATTATATAATAATGGAAGAATTAATCTTGCCATATTTTCAACTTTAGAATTAGCGGCCTGTTCTACCACATCTCTTACTTCATCAAAATCCAATTGAGCTAGGATTGTATCAAGCTTATGTTCAATATTTGTTGATGATGAGATAACAGTTTCTTGTACTGCACTATTTTGTACTGCATCAACATCTGCTTGAGTAACTTGAGCTTCCTCAAACGAGATACCGAAGTCAAAATCATTAGGGTCAAAATTTTCTATTGCCATTATACTGCTCCAAAAGAATATTTAGGTTTTAAATTCCACTTATGTTTATCCTTATGTGGAATAATTTTAAAAGTATTATATTCAGCGATTGGTTGTTCGCTCATATCAGAGGCAATGGTTAATAGATTCCATTCTTCCAATAATTTAATAATTCTATTTCTTCGCTCTACATCTTCGACGGTAAGGTTGGATTGTCTTCCATCCTGTAAGAACATTTCTTTAAAATGTACTATGTAATATTTACCCTTCTTGTGTAGAATGTGTGCTGTTTGATATAGTACATTATCTTTATTAGATGCTATACCAATACGAGTCAGAGTCTCCTTAATCTTAAGAAAATCATCATCTCGATTTAAACCTACCTCAACCATGATTTCCGGACTCCACTTTACTATTTGTTCCGTTTCCATTCAATCCACCTGTATTATATTGTTCTTTCAATTGAGATAATTGGTCATCAGTCAAAATGCTCAAATATTCAATAGCCAATATATTATTTATACTATAAAGTGTTTTAAGAAATTCTACATCGGAATTCTTTACAGGCTTATACCATTTAGCAAATCTACGCTTAGGTCTGGTTGCATGCACGTAATAATCCATTTGAGCCTCACCAGACAATTCACTTAACATATCACCTTGATATGCCTGGAAAATTGTATCAGGGAATTGAGACATTGCTCTATTAACCATGAATGGATTATATTCAGGTCCATTATAGGCTCGGCATATATTACCTTTCCCTTTATTAATAGCATCAATTATATCAAATGGATTATTCGACATATTGTTTCCACTCCACAGTCACCATGAACTCAGCAAAGAATGCGGTTAAATGGATTTCCGGATCTGTAGCGAAAGCAAGCTTATGTAAATATTCAGACATCATCACCACAGCCTCAGGTATAGACGCATGTTTTAAATCAGGTAGTACAAGTTCATATATATTTCTTATAATTACATCCGGTTCTTGATCTGAGTTTTCTCCAACCCATTGTCTCATTTCTTTAAAGTTTTTATTCTTTAAAGCATCTTTGAGTGTGTCAATATTACTACTTCCAACAATAGCAAGAGCAGCATTGGTAAGATTACCAGAAGAAGAATGCCTTTGAAGTTCATTAATAATTCTCCTATTATCAGGATAATGTTTCTCAATTAATTTAGCGATGATTGCATTATCCTCAACATTAACCTGTTCTAGTTTAAGTATATTGACAAGTCGTTTCATCATCTGAGCCATTAACTTAGGCTTATCAGAATTTTTAAACTTGAATTCAACCACAGAAGTTCTGGAGTGTAATGGAGGAATAATTTTATTAGCGTAGTTGGCCGTTAAAATAAATCTAGCATTAGAACTAAACTCTTCCATGAAATTACGAAGTGCGGGTTGAACGGAATTAACATTAAGATAATCTGCCTCATCAAGAATAACAACCTTTGGTTTACCAGTAAATGATACGGTTGTTACATAATTTTGAATGGTAGTTCTCAATACATCGATTGATCTACCCTCGTTTGACCCATTGATAATAATATAATCTAAATCCAGTTCATTACATAGAGCTCGGGCAACAGTTGTCTTACCTGTCCCTGCCGAGCCACTTAGTAATAAATTTGGGAAGTCACCATTATCAACATATTCCTGGAATGTGTCCTTTAATACAGAAGGTAAAACACATTCCTGGATAGTGCTTGGGCGATATTTTTCCACCCATAAAAAGTCTTCTTTCTTCATAATATAATCCTCAATAAATATTTAGTTAATGGTCATGGCAATAAAGTATGTTACGTTACGATCCTTACTATGCCATTTAGAAATACCTGACTTACTAACCTCAATATCATAATCAGTAGGGATAATATTAATATGATAAGTCTTTACAGAAGCAGAGAAGTCATCACCTTGATAATCACCTAATTCAATAGTGAATGAATTAGAAGAAGAATTCTTTGTATCCGCGGCTTCCATTACAACTTTATTATCCTTACTCTTGATAACAACATCCTCAACACCTAAAATGCTTGCTGCCTTCAAAAGTTTATCAATAGAAGCATGAGGAAGTTTGAATTGAATATCCACTGCTGGCAATTCAATATCATCTTCAGGAGGAGTTACAATAATTGATGGATCAGCAAAGAAGTATTTACAACTATTACCGTCCTGTGAAATTGTTACATGTTTTTCTTCAAATTCCAGAGATGGATTTTC